AATTTATTTATAATATATAATAACTTTTTTAATATGGATTTTATAGATATTAGATTAGATGAATTTATCAATAATATTATTAAATGTAATAATATTGATGATATTTTAGATAAATGTAAAACTCAACCAATTAAAGGTTTTGTTTTTGAACGACTTTGGGATATTATCATTAAATTTGGTTTTTGTCCAGTTTTTTCTAATTCTAAATTTATTCATAAAATTGGTAATGTTAATAATGGTAAATTAAAAACTTTAGAAAATTTAAATAAATATATCACCAATGAAAAAGTTTGTAGTGGTAATTCCGGAGGTTGTTCTGATATTACTTTACAAAATAAACATGATAATACATTTATTTTTATTAGTTCTAAATACCCTAAAACATTTGAAGATATTACAAAAGAAAAATCAGTTGATTATTATGATATTCAAAATATTATTGCAATGAGAGATAAATATAAAGAAATTTATAAAAACTATACTATATTTTTAGTTGTTCCTGATAAAAATAAAGTTTTATCAAAAGTTAAATCAGCTAAAAAATCAAGTCAGTATATAACCGATTATATCAAAGAAGAAAAATTATTGGATAAAAATGACCTTAATAAATATTTTTTAGAATTTAAAAAAGATATTATTAAGAATAAAGAAAAATATAATAAATTAGATTATAATGAATTATATTTAACACCAAAAGATAAATTAAATTTACGCTTTCACCAAGAACTTATAACTCAAAAAACAAGTGATTTAATTGCGAAAGGTCATAAATCTTTTTTATGGGGTTGTAAATGTAGAAGCGGTAAAACTTATATGAGTGGAGGTATTATTATTAAAGAAGCAGATAAAAAAAAATAAAGTAAATAAATTAAATGTATTAATTATAACACCTGCACCAACAGAAACAATACCACAATTTATTGATGAATTATTTGATGCATTTAAAGATTTTAATTTTTTTAAAATACATAATATTGAAGGCTCAAGTTCATTAAAAAATTTAAAATTAGAAAATGATAATATATTTGTTATGTCTAAACAATTATTACAAAAATATGTTAATGATGATACTATAATTGAAATTAAAAATTTAAAATTAGATTTAATTATTTTTGATGAAAACCATTTTTGTGGCACAACTGAATTATCAAAATATATTTTAGAATCATATGCTTCTAAAAATACAGTTAAAATATATTTAACAGCAACTTATAATAAACCATTAAAAGAATGGAATATACCGGAAGAATGTCAAATGTATTGGGATATTGAAGATGAACAATTTTGTAAAAGTGTTCTCAATGATGAAACTAACATTTTAAAATTAAAAGAAAAACATAATGAAGAATATATTAATAAAACTATAAAATATTATACCGATTTAGGTTATAATATTAATGACATCTTTAAGCCATATGAAAAGATGCCGGATTTATATCTTATAACAACTATGTTTGATAACCAAATATATGAAATTATTAAGGAAAAAATTATGGATAGTAAATATGGCTTTAGTTTTGATGTTTTATTTAGTTTGAAAAATAATAAAACAGAATTTAATTTTAGAGATGAGGTTAAAACAATTTTAAGATATATTTCAGGTTCAAATAAAGAAGTTGATTTTAAAACTGATGATAAATCAATATTTACAAGAATAAATAAAATATGTTCAAGGCCAGCATTTACTCAAATTTGGTTTTTACCATCTAATAATATTAATGAAATAACATCATGTTTGATGAAATTAATGAAAGAAGATGATATACTAAAATGGTATGATGTATTATGTATAAATCGTAAAAATAAAGATTTGGCAAAAGATGTAAAAGAAGAAATTAATAAACAAGAAATTATTTCAAGAGAAAAAGGAAAAAAAGGATTAATTTTATTAGCAGGTAATATGATTACATTAGGCATAACGATTAATAGTTGCGATGTAGTTATGTTAATGAATAATACATTATCAACTGATAAAGTATTGCAACAAATGTATAGATGTATGACTGAAGGGAATAATAAAAAGATGGGTTTTATAGTAGATTTAAATATTAGTCGTGTATTAAATACTTGTATAAATTATACTATTTATAAAAATAATAATAGCGTTGAAGATAAAATTAAATATCTAATTGAAAATCATTTAATTAATATTGATGTTGATATGATGAAAAATAAAAATTTAGATAGTGATAAAATAATTAAACAATTAATGGATATATGGAAAAATGACCCGATTAATAATTTTAAGTCATTATTAAGAAATTTAGATAATGATTATATAGAATTTGATAATCAAACGCAAAAATTAATAAACAATTCATTCACAAATTCAATAAAAGATAAAAAAATAGACACTACAATTGAAATTAAAGATAGTAATGATGAATTACAAGAATTATCATCAGGAAAAGAAAAAGTTAAAATAAATAACAATGATAATGAATTAACAGATATTATTGATACTAAAAATGAAAATGAAAATAAAATATCATTTACAAAAGATGTACTGCCATATATAATACCATTAACATGTATTTTGACAATAGAAAATAATAATAAAGATTTTGTAAAGATGTTAAATGATATCAAAGAAAATAAAGAATTATTAGAGGTATTTGATGAACAATGTTTAATATGATGGAATAAAAAAGGTTTAGTTAATTTTATTCAGGACATTATAAATAAATACTTTAATAAATATTCTAATATATATAATATCTCAATACATTTTAAGATGTCGACACAGAGTTTAATAGATAGACCAAAAGAATTATTAGAATTAATAAATGAATGCTTAAAACCAAAAACAGTTGAAAAGAAAACATTTGGTGAAGTATTCACTCCGATGTTTCTTATTAATGAAATGTTAGATAAATTACCGAAAGAAGTTTGGAAAAATAAAAACCTTAAATGGTTAGATCCATGCGTTGGAATGGGTAATTTTATGGTAGCAATATATTTAAGATTGATGGATGGCCTTAAAGATATTATTGTTGATGATAAAGAAAGAAAAAAGCATATATTAGAAAATATGTTATTCATGTGTGAATTAAATAAAAAAAATGTATTTATTTCTAAGCAAATATTTAATATAAATAATGAATATAAATTAAAAATTCATGAAGGTGATTTTTTAGAATTTAAACCAAAAAAAGTATTCAATGTTGATAATTTTGATATTATAGTTGGAAACCCCCCATATCAAGATAATACCGGTAATAAGGGTAATAAATTATGGACTAAATTTGTAGAAATAATATTAGATAAAAAACAAATTTTAAATAATAATGGATATTTATTATTTGTTCATCCATCATTGTGGCGACAAATAGACCATAAAATACAAAAAATAATGACAAATAAACAAATAATATATTTAGAAATTCATAATGAAAAAGACGGATGTAAAACATTTTCAGCAAATACACGATATGATTGGTATTTATTACAAAATAAAGATTATGAATATGATACAATTATAAAAGATGAAAATAATAAAATTGTTAAAGTTAATATTAATAAAATGAAATTTATCCCTAATTATAATTTTAATATAATTGCTAAATTAACATCTTCTGATGTTAAAGTTGAAATATTACATAGTGAATCTATTTATGAGCCACGCAAAAAATGGATGAGTGGTAAAAAAGATAATACATTTAAATATCCATGTATATATTCTATTAATAAAAGTAATGTGCCATCATTTAAATGGTCAAATATAAATGATAAAGGCCATTTTGATATTCCTAAAGTTATATGGGGAGGAGGAGCAACTGGTTTTATTTTTGATAAAACTGGAGAATATGGAATGACACAATGGGCATCCGCAATTGTTGATAATGTAAAAATACTTCCAATTATTAAAGAAGCACTTGAAAGCAATAATTTCAATAAAATAATTAAAGCAATAAGTGTAAGTAAGCAAGAAATTAATTATAAAATTTTACGAGAATTTAATAAAGATTTTTATAAAATTATAAATAATAATAATTTATTTAAAGAACTTACTGAATAATGAATAAAATGAAATTAAAATTATTAAAAATAAATTAAAAGTAAATTTAAGATTTATATGAAATTAAAAAAACATTAGAGGATAATTTATTTATATGTTATATACTACATTATAATTTTCATAAAATCACAATAATAAATTTATTATTGTGATTTCATTAATTTTTATTAGATTTGATTTATTATTATTTTATTTATTATGAGACTTTATTTTTGTAAATTTAGTTTTGTAAATTTATGAACAACAATGGCGTTGACTAATTGGTTATTATTTATGATAATAAAATTAGTGATATAACCATTTAGACAACGCTACATTAATTTTATATCAATACAAAATAATTATTTTCATAAATAAATATTTTCATAAATAAATATTTTCATAAAATCACAATAATAAATTTATTATTGTGATTTCATTAATTCTTATTAGATGTGATTTATTATTATTTTATTTATTATGAGACTTTATTTTTGTAAATTTATTTTTGTAAATTCATGAAAAATAATGACGTTGTCTAAATGGTTATATCACTATTTTTATTATCATAAATAATAACCATTTAGACAATGCCATATTAATTTTATATCAATACAAAATAAATATTTTCATAAAAAAATGAAAAATTAAATATATTGTATTATTTTTCAATTCTAATTAAAATAAAAATGGAGCCTGGTGCAGTTGATAATTTAGAGTTTGATAATATACCTGAACGCGACATTTCTTCATGTAGATTAGTTGATCCATCAGCAAAAGAGACTGATTTTAAGAAAATTGATAATGTTGTATATACTTTTGGAGACATTTTTAACGCGGATTGTTTAACAATAATCGCGATCCCTTCATTTGAGGATGGCTTCTTGTATAAAATTATTCAAAATGATATAAAAAATAAACAAAGCATCATGTGGGATGCGTCAAATAGTGATGAAAATGAAATAATAAAAATACAAAAAAAATACAAAATCGAAATACATGCAACAACTCATCGAAACACCCCATTTTGTATTTTGTTTAAATACTCATATAAAGTTGGAGAATGGAATGAATTATTTGAATGTATTTTTGCAATGTTGTATAAACTGTTAAAAGATAATATAAATAAATATGATTTGATTTTTCCAACTTTTGGCACAAATAATGGCATCTCATTTCATGACTGTGCTTTTGGTTTGTATTATGGATTATCATATTTTCAAAAGATTCCTGAACATCCAATTAGCAAATTTAAAACTGTCAAAGTTATCACACCATATTCAGAAAATAAACAAAGCACATCCTGTCGCACTATATTACATATTTTTAATATGATTGATATGCAAGAAAAATCAGCAAAATCATCTCTTAAATGTATGGCTTGTCTTGATAATCCAAGCACAATTATTTTTCCATGTGGCCATGCAATTTTATGTCATTCATGTAATAAAAAATTATTGACTCAAGGAGTTAAAACATGTATTGTATGCA